CTAAGGCAGGTGCACAGAATCACAAATAACACCATCGCAGTGATCTGCTTTGTATTTCTATGTATTTGTCCCCACTGCCATTTAATAAAACGTAAAACTTCCATGTTTATCTTTCATCGGTGTTATCATTTATCTCTATAATGTGAAGAAACGCTTCTTCCTCATCTTCGGTCCAATCTAAGATGTCATCGTAATTGTCTTCGGATGGTTCACCGATCATTGGACTCTTAATATTGTTATCTTTGGCCCATTTTTTGGCTTTCTTTCGAGCATCCTCAATAGAAGAAGCTTCTACAACGATGTGATGTACATCTGCTGCTGTGGGACCATCTTCAATACTAACATTCCACTTAGATAAGTTTGTCATTTTCTGCCTTGTATACTCTTGCCCTCAATCCACTTGTCGAGAATCCATGATTACGTGAATTGAATACTGTCTTCTCACTCATTCCAGGAATATCGTGTCCTGTATAAGGTTTCCCTTGCCAATCAGATCCGATAAAACGTTTATCAAACTTGATTGAACAAAGTAAATTATATAGATCTTGTTCTGTCTCGTAAACCACTACCTCATCAATATATTTACAGGCGCGAACCTGTAGATACCGTTCGTGTGTACTTTGTACGGGAATATTTTTATCTGGTCGATCAGTATGCGGATTGGTTTGAAGTAAAACAATCAAATAATCACAATGACCTTTGCATTCTTCGAACATTAAATAATGTCCGGCATGCGTTAAATCGAAACTACCGGCGGTTACGCCAATAATGCCTTTATTCATGGTTTAGGACCTGTGGGAAATGGAACATCTTCTTCACGCTTCGTATATTCTGCAGGATAATGTTTAAAAAACCATGTACCCCAATCTTCGGGTACAACATCGACCTGGAATCCATGCACCCACATTCCATGTACAGCCTGTTGACCATATTCTGGATTCATAGGGTATGGGTGGTAATTTCTTTTGTATTCCAAATCGATATTACCTTCCCATATTACCTTCGTATTATCTTCGGGATCGAAGATGGTAAGGTAATCATCTTTTTTAAGAACATGAAGACCATCATATCCTTCTTTACCATCTTCATAGACAGACCAGAGTACTCCTTCTGTACCTGTCTCAAAGAATGGATCGAGTTTACCTTTTACTACCATCTTCATCTCCAAAGAATTATTCTGCCTGTTCGGCTGTGAACTTGTTACGGATGCTAGTACCGAAATACTTTCCCTTAGATGGAGCAGCAACAAATGCCTTAAAGGTTGCTTCATCAACACCCTTATAGATATATGCTGAACCATTCTTCAATCGTAATGCCAGGTCGCCAGCTGCGCGGGCATAGGACTCGATGAGGCTACTACCAGATACAGTAGTAAACTTAACGGACTTATCAATCTTCACCAATTTCTTTGTGTTTGTCGTCATTTTCTTCTCCGGGTTAAAAATTTGTTACTGCCCTAATAGCTGCAACAGTTGCAATAATAATAGTTTGCCACATAAATGTCAAACTATTCTTCGTTTTCACTTGAATTCCACGAATCTATCAACAGTAAAGCCCTTTTTACCCGATAACATCACTGCACCAGATAAAAATCCGCCCTTACCACAGCCAGTATCTAAGAATATCACCTTCCCACCGTTCTTATTAGGAACGATCATTGGTTCAGTTATGTTGACATTATGGATTGGCATCTTATCATGCCCTACGATAACGGTTTTTCCCATTGGAACATCTCCGATCCAATTGTATAACCGTACAGGATATCCATCATCGTATTTTTCACCATTAGTCTCACCAACAATGAACCTAGACTTTTCAGTCTTCCCAATAACGGGACTAGATTCCCACATGCACAGATGGCATGCAGCATGTACTAACGAAAAATCATCAAATTTATGAAATAAACCAGATAACATCTTGTCTTCCACAATAGCAACGTACATCTTTAAGAAATCTTCCATTCTTTCGGGGCCAACATCTTCTAATGTTTGTTTTCCGTCCCTCGAGAAGCTCACCTTGGCACCATCTGCATAGCGACGGAACTTGTCATCGTGGTTTCCGATAACGAAACCGGCCCTTCCTTCGTACATTGTCTCGTACATGGACTTTACTACCTCAAAAGGTTGGCGGCCTCGGTCAACTAAGTCTCCCATAGACATAAAAAAGAAGTTTTCACTCTTAGCAAATGTTAAGGCCTTCTTGAAGGAATCATAATCTCCGTGGATATCCCCGAACACTAACATTCCATCAAAATTCTTAACGTGATTTGCTAAACTAAACGAAGTCATCGGGCCATGGGTGCTGTTTCCAGCCCATCCTTAAAAAACATTCTTCTACTCTTTCGGAAACGAACCCTTCGTTGCCGCTACAGTAAAAATCCATATAATCTTCAGCTCTATTATAGTTGACATTGCGTATGTCCGCAATGATTCCACCGGATCCACGCCAGGAACAACTCCAGATATTGGTTTCGATACCTTTTAATTTTTCAATTATTAGTTCATCATCGGGAATAACAACTATTTTCTTCCAGCGCATATTACATAGCGCAGCATAGAATTCTTTTGCTATATCGTCATTGGCAAGATATGCGATTACTATTGCATCCTTCTCCATTTCAAATTCTAAATCATAACGGCAGTTTAGGTCCATAAACTCTTTCGGATTTTTACAAGGCGAACAAGCATATCAGTATCTTCCTGAGTCCACTGTTCCTCTTGTGCCATCTGATCTTCCATGGATACTTTATGGGCTTTAAAATCTGGTGCCTCTCTATCAAAATCATCATCGAGAGAACTCATCATACCAAGTCCCTGATCGTCATAATGGATGTGTTCAACCTCTTTACGAGCAGGTCGTTGCTCTACCCACCATTTATACAGTATGAGTGTCTCTCTTGCTGATGCTGCCTGTACAGGACTCTGTTCGTATGGTGGTAAGGATGGATCATCCAGTGTTGATGCCCACTCTAAATGCTTGATACCGAGATCTGGGCGGCGAAACGGGTAAAATCTACGATAAAAAGGCATGTGTTTTTCATACCAAGTGGCACTATCCTTATAGTCATCGGACCAATAGTAAGAACGAGAGGCCTGTTCCACTTCAACAAACTCTTTAAGCATATTGAAGTTGGCATGTAACATCAATCTGTCTATTTCGCAATAGCCGGGTGCAAGCCCGGTATCTATAACATGATATCTGTGAGTTGTACGATAACGAATCCACCCACTGATAGCTTCATATTTCCATTTGATTGGATATATCATTCCTCTCTTGAAATCGTTCTTGAACCAATACCGCACTGGTGCTCGTTCTTTGAATTCTTTGTCAAAGAGACGCCAGCCCTTAGATGTCATTGAGCCCGGCGGGCTATAACTCATCCAGGACTTGAATCTTTTTAGTGATTTCTTGATATTATACATGTGAGAATCCGGTGTTGACAGATATTACTATGTCAGGCACCGGATTGTCAAGTTTAGTGAGAAGATTGGTTAGCCTTGGAGATAAATCCATTCATCTTTTCAGCTTCAGCAATGATTTCTTCAGTAGTCGGCGCAGTTTCAACGTATCTATCACCGGCATGTTTAGTGCGGGCGTCTGCTTCTGCCTTAGCCTGATGCTGCATTACCAAGACGCTTTGAGCAAGGTTCAAAAGGTCTAATCTAATCTCATACGGGGTCTTGGGTGAGTTTCTTGTGGTCATAATGTTTCCTTTGTGTGTTATGTTATGATTTTACTCTTCTGTGGGAGGGCGATCCCAGTTGTAATACTCTCATACTGCCCTTCGAGTTCCACTACAGGCAGAGTTGATGCCACAACCAATGCTTTGTTGAGTGAAACAGGTTTGTCAGCATCCGCCATCATTAGTAATGGTGCAAACTGATATCCTTTCTGTGTAGGTACCATACATAGTGGATTCTTAATCATAAATGTTGTTGCTGTTTCATCAACTACATTTGTAATAATCTCTTCCCCGGTAGATAACTTAAATACCCCGATATATGGTGTTTCTTTTTGTTTTTGTGTTAACATCTTTACCTTTTTATTAATGTTTGTGTAATTATATACATGTATATTTAGGAGCGCAAATACTCGATCAAATTTCGCATCCGCCGGCTGTACAAGCCAGCATTTGTGCGCCTTCTACATTGTCTTCTAGTTCAACAATGCCATCCCAGTCAATATTGCTTGGCATCTTTGCCAATAATGCTTCATATTCCGCTTGTGTACAATCTTCATATGGTGCTTGTTTGTAATTTCCACCATCATATGGTAAGAATGCGACTCCGGACATCTCATCAAAGTGATCCCAGACAAAGGCACCTACAGCTGGCCATTCCTTCTCACTAACCGATACCGTAACAGATGGTTTATGTTCACAGTAATGACGTTGATATACAAGCCATAAGTTTAAATGCTGTATTGCATTTAATTGAGAACGGAGAACTGCTCCCTCTGGTGCCTTTTTAGGGAAGGTAAACACCATTGTACTACCGGGCTTCATCACATCTGGTTCACACGGGACACCTGCAAGCATCATTGCCTTAGTAAGCGGGTCTTTAACGTCGCCGCGTATGCGTCTATAGTAATATGCAGCATGACGAGGATGAATTCCACTTGCTGTATCAGTTAACTGAGATACTGTACCGGATGGTTTGACTGCTGTAATTGCTGCCGCTTGCTGTATGTTCAGTATTTGAGCCAATTCAGCATTTACTGTTACTGTCAGTGCCTTAATTTCCTCAAGTCGTGCTGGCAAACTAGCATCTAATGGATCATTAAGTAAGTGATTGTCGAGAATGCCGGTCATTGATACACCTAATAAACGTTCTTGTTCAGTATTATCGCGCCAGATCTTACGCAAGTACGGGAAGTGGGTCATTGTCGACTGAAATGTGCCAAGAATCGTGGCAATACGAGCCTTGCGTAGCAAGTCTTCCTGTGTGTCTGTAGCGCGAACAATCATCTCAGTTAAATTACAGAACTGATATGGGCGTAAAATAATCTCTGCACAAGGATTTGTACCAAAGTCGAAGTCGGGATTACGACGACCATTCATCTTAACAATGTTCTTAGCTGCTTCACGATTAAAAATACCGCGTTCGCCGGATTTTGACTCATAAAGAGAGGACCATTCTTTCATAAAAATACCCACGTCTGGTCGTTCTGTGTGACATGCGCTGTTATTTGCTAAGGCACGTTGTCCTTGTGTCTCCCACCATGAACCGGTCTTAGCATTACGCATACGATCATCAGAAAGGTTGGACAAAGAGATCATAGCGGAACGACGAACTCCACCAACTACAACAACTTCGCCCACCTTGCACATAATATCGTGACATTCGATGCTGTTTAATTTGCGGCCTTGAGCATTCTTGAATAACTTAACCACAAACTTGAATAATTCTACCAATGGCTCTGGTCCAGATGCTCGTCCACCAAAGGTCTTTAGTCTAGCACCAGCTGGGCGAACCTTACTTACGTCCCAACGAGGTGCTTCACCGGAATATAACATTGCAATAACTTGACGAAGTGACTTTGCCCAACCTTCTTTGCTATCCGAAACAACAATAACTGATTCGCTATCGAAAATCTTCTCTGGAACTTCTGGTAACTTAGCAATATACTGACGTTCCACACTGAACCCTACGCCAGTGCCACAAAGTAAGATGAACATTGCTTCATCAAATGCCTTTGGGTCGTCAATTGGAAGATAAGAACAATTGTAACCGGAGGTATTGTCACGTTCAAGGGCTCTTCCAGCAGTCATCAATGCACGCATAGATGGCATAACTTCAAAATTGGTAACTGCACTTTGTAATTCTTCCCGCATAACTGCGGTCATCACATAATTGTGCTTCTGTTGTAAATGATTATCTAAAAAATCAAAATAACGTGCAACAGTTTCATCCCAATTTTCTCGACGCTTCTTTGCGTCAATGTAACGGGCGTATCTGGACTTGGCAATGTAGGTTTCGTATAGCATTTTTTCTCCGGTGGGTATAAACTGGATCAGCCACCGAAATGTGGCTGATACTGTGTTCTTTTTAGGTTATATTTTTTATTTGTTCTGTCGTGTACTTCTGTAACACCTTGAATTCATCTTGTATTTCAGAGTAATTATTTACCGCGCCTAATTCGAAGTTAAGTACAAACTGATCGTCGATAATAGGAAGTAAATATATACCATCATCGTCTTCGACGAGATATAATTCAACTTTAGGTAAGGTGTGTAGAAGTTCTAGTGTGTAAAACATCAGTAGACTAATGGAACTTGTGCAGAATGACCCATGGAATAATATTTCCCAAGGTGTGGGCCAATCTTCTGGACTATAATAGTCCAATGTTCGTGAGCCGAATGGCATTTTAGAACAAAATTTTGCAATTTCGTCTAGTTGTGTGTCTAATGGGTGACCCTGAATATCGTCTCTTAACTTTTTCCAAAGGTGGAGCCGCTCTTCATTCGGAATTGTGTTCCAAATCATAGTTTTTCTTAGAATGGTAGCCAGCGAACTGTGCTTGTGCTAAATGTTAAAGGTCCGGGAAAATCGTGCATATACCAAATCTCAATTTTAGATTGGGTTAGGTTATATTTTGCTTTAAAATAAATTTCAGATGGAGAAACAAAGTTTATCTCTATTCCTTCATCACATAGAGTAGTAAATTCAGGAGGATCAATAGTAACAGTAGGAGGAACTGTATAACCAATGCCCGGATTATCGACTACGAAACTAGCTACCGTAGAACCCAACATTACAGCGTGAGCGGCAGCATCTGTACCATCACCCACAATACGAACATGTGGAGTAAATGTATAATAATTACCCGAACTAGTAAGAGAGATTGATCCAAGTGTATCAAGAAATAATACAGCATTTCCGGATGCAGTATTGGTAACTGGATCACGATATGCGGCCGCTGTGATATCTAATTGACCATTCTTTGAAAAATTTGTACCAATTGTATTCCAATCCGGTGCTAATGAGTCAGTTATACTGTATACTATTTGAAAGAACGGTGTTGTATCGAAATCTAAACCAGGTATGGCTGTAAAAGATAGAGACGGATTTAGTGTCCATGTTAATGGCGCCAATACTTCTCCAGATGCAGACATTTCTGCTAGTTCTACATATTCACCACTTAAATTGCCTAAAAATACCTTACGGGAATCAGTACATAGAGCTAGTTCTCCCGGTAATAAAATATTAGGATAGACTAAAATATCTACGCCACCGACGCCATTATAGCCCGACGGATATAATGCATTGAATTGCGCTTGGGTGCCGCGTCGATTCTGTATTCTTGAAACTACTACCGGTGATGTCATTTTGTAAATCCCTTTCTGTGATGTATTTAGCCGAGACCGAACCGGTCATAATAGGCGCATACTTTGTTTGCCCACATAGTTTCGTAATGTGTAAACTCATCATTCTCTATGATAAATTCTTGATACTTTGCTTCTCTTGTCGCAATCATTACCACACCTCGCCTGATATCTGTACCATACATTTCATTATGCGACAAGGCATAGGCTGCTAATTGCATAAAATAATCTTCGATCCACTCTCTTTTCTTATCATTTAGACTATTCTTATAATCCATAATAGATGGTATGCCTTCGTGCAACCCAATTAAGTCAGTTGTACCTGCATAGAGTTCCGTTGAGTATAGAGAAACTTCCGTTCCCCATATTTCATCTACTTTTGATAACCCGTGCTTTATAATTACCTTCGCAAGAGCTCTGGCCATGAAATTACCAGTTTGTTCTTCACCTAAAACATAACGTTCCAGATTTTTATGCATTCCATTACCTAATCCCGATGCTTCAGTGACAATACGAGTTGCTTCAGCCTGACCTACATCGGCTTTCCACTTATTAAGGTGGGTCATATCTTTCATCTTACCGAGTATTGTTGTAACGGAGGGGAGTGGGCGACCTTCACCGACTATGTATCGACGGCCATTGCCTGTATCGATTCTTTTTAGTGGTTTATAGTCGTATTTTTTCTGTATAAGCATGTACGAATTGTAATACAAAGAGTATCACGAAGTCAATGCTTTACCAGCAGATCTTCCACTGTATAGTGGAACCTGTTGCTGGGTTTGTCTGAATAATTATCGTATAACCCAGACCCACAAAGTAAGACAATACGGTATTCAGTTGCATTTGTATTGCTTTATTTGTTGTTGTGTTTGTCCACACCTGCCAATATAGGTGAGGGTCAGTACCATAGGTATTATTCGCCACATTTATTGTAACTACGGCTGGTACATACGGAAATACCGGAGGATTTGGCGCGGCTGCTGTTGGAGGATTGAAAACTGTGCCGGTTGCTAACTGTGTATATTGTGTACCCGGAGAAGTTACTGTAATAGATGCTACAGAGGTTCCACTGAGTGTAACCAATGTTGTTGCACCTGTTCCCGGATCTGAAATAACAAGATATGGAAGGAAATCTGCATAGCCGGCCCCTGTATTATTCACTAACACATCTGTAACTACTCCAGAGAGGTCAGTCATTACCGTACCTATGAATCCGCCACCTAGTGGATAAGAGAGTGAAGTATTTAGTGTAGAAACAATTTGTGCTTCAGTAACGCTAGGTTGATAACCTGAGCCCGGGTTTAAAATAGCAATGCCCACAATCTCACCAGTGATAGTCACTGATGTAATTGCAAATATAGCATCAACATATCCTATATTAGGCAATACAGCACGAGTAGCAACAATTGTATCACCTGTTATATATCCCGAACCACCATTGATGATGTTTACACCCATTATCTGACCGCTTGCATTCACTAATGGCTGTAAATTCGCTAATGTACCTGTTAATGTGCTTACTGCTAATGTTGCAGGTACTGGTTGATAGCCTGATCCACCATTGACTATATGGATAGATAGAATATTTCCACCATTTGTTGTAACTGTACCAGTTGCTAATGTGCCAGGAATAGCACCCACCGGGGGAATAAAATATACTGATGGCGAATCTTGGAAATATCCTGTGCTACCAGGATCAACTGCTATAGAAGAAATACCATTGACGAATGTCATAGGGGTCGAACCACCTACTGTGGTACACATTTGGCCTCCACTGGGTTGACATTGATTGGATGCTGCTAATACAGCCTGCTGAATTGCACAAATTTCTTCCCAAACTACAGAAAGATTTGTAGCAAGTCCCTCCATTTGGGCTGCTGTAGGGAAACCAGTTAGACCATCACAAGACATTTTCTATTATCCTATTTTCGTGGCTTTCTGGGCCATGTCACCCACACGAGCTGCTGTATCTTTCGATGGATCGCCACCGCCTGGTTCGGTTCCTTCGGCACCTGTTAACCGAACCAGTGTCGGAGTTGCATTAAGGACTGTCGGATTTCTACTTAAGAGAGATATTATGCTATTTTCATCAACTGCATAACCCATACCTTGGAGTTGAACTACAAGATCTTGTGTATTAATTTCTTGTGCGCCAGATCCTTTAGCACCTATTAGAAGATTATCAAGATCTGATTCCAGACTCTGATTATAATCTTCTTCGAGAATTTCTCTAGCTCTCATTTTTATCCAATATTATAAATGACGGCCTAATCCACCTGCAGACTCGTCGCCGGGAATCTTATACACAAATTGAGCATGTACAATATAATTACCCTTATCATCGGCTACTTCGCCAACCCAATATTGGTCACCGTTATGTATATATTGTCTTTCGCGACTAAAATCGTCCGGTGTAAACAATTCGAAGAAATCGGCAGCATCATTATATTTCGTATACTTAACTTGGCCTATTGGTTGTCTACCCTCGTTAACTTTTTTTTTGGATTCTTTCAGAGTTCTTGCCTTCTGAACAAGCTTCTGCATTTCTAAAACTTTACGCTTTAGAGCCTGAGCTGATTCCATTTTCTTTGAACGGCCTAGTGGTTCTTCACCATCTTCTGCGCCGAATTCATCATCTGTTTCTAAGTCTGCAGCAATGTTGTCTAGGTCTTCTTCTCCGCCCATATCATCCATTCCGGCAGTATCCATGTCATCCATTCCGTCATCCATACCATCAACTGGCATATCCATGTCAGTTTCGGCACTTACCTGACCGGTTGCAGCCATATTACCTACTGCGTCATCCACCTGTGTCTTAGCTGTATATAGAGCATCCATAACACTTTGTAGTGCGCCATAAATTTGTGTCTGGAATGCCGAGGCTGACTCCATACCATATGTTTCGCGCATCTGATCTGTCACTGGTGGAAGATCTTCGTTCTGTAAACGACCAATCTTTTCAACCATTTCTTGCAACTCTTGAGCAAAGCCCTTAGCTGCCATCATAACTTCAGCCTGGCTAACTTCTGTCTCTAGAAGTCTGCGTAGGTTCTTTACTAAATTTGCATGTTCTTTCATTGCGATTCCTTTTCTTCTTTGTGCCGCCTGTGCAGCAAATGGGTCTGGTACCATACGTCCGTTTTTATCACGGATCATAGGTACATTGTCATCTCCGGATTGTGGTGCTAAACTTAACGATGGATTATCTAGTACCTTTGCTGCATGTCTTGCCTGAGGAGTATTAGGCATTGATGCACCGTGGCCGCCTTGAGCGCCTGCACGTTTGCCCACTGATCCATATGGATCCTCAGATTCTTCAACACCACTCATTTCTGAATCACCTTGAGCTTCATCTGCCTGATCGTTCTCCATCATTGGCATTTCTGGTGCCATTTGTGGACCTTGCGGATTAGATAATGCTGAATCTGCTTGGATGCGACTCATAGATTCTTGTCTAACACGTTGTTCAATCATATCATCAGGAAAACGATATCTACTCGAGCGATATTCTTCCATTGCTCTATTAACTGCTCTATCAAAATCAGGTTGTTGCATTCCGCTAATTTCAAATGTATCAACTACATAATCTACTAAGTTCGTAACAACACTATTCAATTTTGGCGACTGAAGTTGCATAATTGCAAACTCTCTAAGATTTCTAATGCCTTCAAGGACAAGTAATCTCTTGGAAATTTCCGAAGAACCTCTAGCATCATCACCCTTGACTTTCAAATCAGTAATTTCTTCTTCGATCTGTTCCATGATAGCAACTAAGTCTTTATCACTAACATCTTCAGAGATTTTAAAACCGTAATTAGTTTCGAGGTGTTGATTTATCCTTCTGAAAGTGGAATCTGGTGATTTACCAATATCGTGTAAAAGCATATAAATCTTTCCTGTTAAGTTTTATTTCTAGTATTTATCATTATACATACTATTTTATTCTTTTGAAGATAGAGATACTATCCCTGGCCTTCTTAGCTAATATCTCAGCAACTTGAAATTTATCTTCTAAAATTGCCATACGTTCGATATCATGACGTTTCTTCGCACCTTTTAAACAATCCAAGTAATGAATCATATCAGTATGATATTTTGCAAATCGTTCTTCTAGTGCCAATACCTTCTTTATAGCTGCTGGTTCACCAGAATTATATCGTTGAGCTACAATTACTGCAATATCAAATATGGAGATATCTTTATATAAGATTGTCTTATCTGGGCTCACAATATTGTATAACCCATTTGTATTCTTCTCTACAAATGTGTTACCGATTAAAGTAGTTTTCTTAGACATTGGAATAGGAAATCCTCGATTAATAGCAAATGAGGCAGCACGACTAGTGGCCCTATCTAATTTATCAAGAAGAGCTATTCTGCTTGTCATTTTTTAAATCCGTTATTTGTCCTACTGGCTGTTTTCTTTCCACGAACTGCTAAATTAGCAGATAATTCGCCGGATGCTTGTCCGGGTTTCGTGTCACCTACAATTGTTTTAGGTGCTTCTTTCGCTGTATATTCTTTTGGTTGTTGTTCATTTGTTGGTTGACGACGTTTTACACCGCCCATAGGCATTGGTGCGACCGCAATACCACCTGCACATGATGCGCCGCCACTACTGTCTTCTTTTATACCAGCAAGTTGTTTCATTCTTGCTAATTCTTTATCTTCGGAGACAGCCTGGGCCTGAAGGCCTGCAGCAGCTTGAGCACCTGGTTGTGCAGCCTGACCAGGTTGTGCTGGTGTACTAGGTTTCATCCATTCCATTTTGCCTGTCTGTGGATTCCTGACTTGGACGCCACGTGGATCAGATGGCGGTGTCTTAACTGGAGTAGGGCCGGCAGCGGCCGGCTGCGAACCCGAAGGCGGAGGACTACTTTGTTGCCCAGGAGTTGTTGTCGGAGATAATGGTTTACCCGATGGAGGAATTATATCAGCACTTGCCTCATCTAAAGAACGATATTCGTTAAATGACATCTGAGAAATAAGCATTCTTGCTTCAGATAATCCTATATTACGTGCATCTGCTAATTTATGAATCATGTCACCATGTATAAGTGAATTTATAATTCTGTCATGTCTAATCATATCGAATCCATCCTTGAAAATGCAACATTCTTACCCCAACCACTAGGACTACCTGTAACAGTTGTAATTCTAACGCCACTTGGTATAATAACCCCATTGAGATCATCTACTAATAGTCCTACTGGGCCTGGCGTACCATAAGGTGTAAAATTAAAGAATTGTACACCGCGTTCAACTGCAAATTTCCAGATAAATCCTTCTCCAGAAAGTTCTAATGTATAATCCCTAAGTTCGAGTACAGCGAATGGGTCTGATAGAACTACAGGCATAGCACGTAAACCGATACTCATTAAAAATACTTCGAAATTCTTTTGGCTCTCATCTAAGGGATTTCCAGTTACCTGTATATTTACTAATCTTGCAAGTTCTTGTGATTGTGGAGGATTTGGATTAGGATTGGTAAATGCACCAGGCGAGGAAGCATAGCAAACATAATATTGCAAGTCTGCGGTCAAATTTTGCATTGACGTTGCTGCACCGTGGATTCTAATTGGCATTTCTTATCCTTATCCGTTATTTAGCTGGGTTTTATTATAATGAAGAACCAATCTGAAGGTTCCATGTAGATAGTCCATCAAATACAAAAATACATTCTTGTGTAGCATCAAATTCAATAGTAGTATCACTTCCTAAGTCTGTCGAAATGGTATCAGGTGACCCTGTAGTTGTAACAAAGACTATTGTCGAGTTCGGTTTAGTAACAATAACCGATGTACCAGCTGGGCGACCCGATCCAAATCCATGAGGTAAATGGACCGTACCTGCCGATGTTACAAAATATTTTGTACTGAATGTCAACATAGTACCTGGCGGTACTGGTACATAATCAGTACCAGCAGTAGAACTGATTGTAAGACTTTTTGTTAATGCATTTGTGGTAATAACAACATTACTACCCGGAATTACTGTTAATGTATCACTACCTATTGCACCAATAGTAGGTTGCGTCGGTACTGCTACAAAAGAAAATGCATTTGATGTTATTCCAACAGGCGTGAAGATTAAACCTGTTGCTGTGGGATTAACTGTTACAACATAATTTGCTGCACCAGCATACGTATCGGGTGTATCTGTTAAAGCTAGGAAAGTTGTTGCACCACCTGTACCGCAACCCCAGACATAAGGAACTTGTTTTACCGTGCAAACTGCACAGTTAATATGATCAACACCTACATCTGTTCCCAGAGACTGTACCATTATTGTCAAAGAGATTTCATCCCATATAGAACGACCTTCTTCCAATGCAAATGATAGATTACAATCATTTGGATTCATTATATCTATGGTTGCATGTTCTTCTATATTTCTAAATATAATTTCTGCTGCTGAATTAGGTACAGGTTTTCCATAGCTATTGACTGCTCCACTAAAGTCGGCGCCGCAGATTACCCAATGTGACAACGACCCCGTCAGTATCTGCTGGTCAAACACACCACCATTTGTTCTAATTGGCATAAAGGGATTCCTCGAATATTTCTTATATTTATCAAGAAATTAAGAACAAGAGATCAAAAGAAAAGCGTCCTTAGACGCTTAACTTTAGAGTATGGATTCTTATGCCAAATTATAGTATAGTGCCGAACCTAACGAGAAGGAAACTTCTGCAACTGTAACGGTTGTCATATCTACTGTCGTGGTCACTGGGGGCAATAACTGGTTTACCGCACCAACAGTGGTATAAACCGTTACTGCTGCTCCAAGTGCATGAATAGCTGTTGCCATTTCGAGTGCAGCATGAGTAGGTGTTGTCGGTAATTGATCTTCATTAGCATTGGCTGGTGCAACCTGATAATCTGGAAAATCAGAACCCCAACCAAATGCACTCGCCGAAACTGCAATGTCAATTTCATTTGTTGCAGCACCAACTAGGCTAGGGAGTAAACCAATAATAACAATATCGGATTTTTCAGTGATAGCCCTTAGTGCGAGTTCGGCTGCACTACCTGGTACAGGTAATCCGGGCGCGACCTGGAAGTATGTCGTTACTACCGGAGTAACTGGGCCGCCGCCAGTGGTTACAACAGGAAGATTGACTGAACCATCCGAAATTGTCCAGTTAAATGGACCACTTATCTTAAAAAATCTTAAACCACCAGACAATGTCTGCTTGTTAATAATACCACCATTGACTCGAATAACCATTTTGTAATCTCCTACAATTTAATGTATTTATCAAGATACAGAAATTTTAGACAACAAAAAAGCACCCGGAGGTGCTTTCTTGATTAGATAATCGATTAAGATTAAACTGTCTTTGGATAAAAACCGTCTGTACCAGTCGAGCTGTTCATTGGGAACGCACCCGATGATGCACCTGGGCCAGATACTAATGCGCCATTAGCGAATGTAGCTGGTGCCATATTTCCGTCCATGTATACATATTCCATACTAAAGGAATAAGCTGTATCCACAGCAACAATTGTTCCAAGAGCTGCAAAACCTGCGCCTGCTGCACCTTCTGTCTTAACAACTGCCTGAGCATTAAGAACTGGAATCAATCCAAGTGGTGTAACACCGTCTGAACCAACGATAGCACCATTTGTGTCAGAGAACCAACCTTCTGCATTACCTAACATAACGTCAACGCTGAAAGCTGTTGCATTATATTCACTGATTGCAAGAACGGTAGCCTTTGTCTCAAGAATCTTAAGAGCCTGAACCATTGCGCTTTCTACAACACCGAATGTAGAATCGCCGACTGTGCCTACTGAACAAACTTGGGTTGTACCAAGAAGCTTCAAGTGAGCTGCTGCCATATTAGCAATATCTGCATCAAATGTAATCTTTACGAATGCAACTTTTCTTTCAACCCATACACCTGGGTAAGCTGCGCCATGTACTTTTTGTGTCATTTTAATAACTCCTTAATTTGTGATGGGATCATCCCATTCATAAACTTATTTATCATCTGGTTGAAAATATTGATCTATAATAGGTTGTTAAGATTTAAATTAATTTTAGATAGAAGATCATCATAATGTTTACGATGCTTCATACCTTTTTTCCACGAATGTATAACTTGATTCTTTATGCGGGTGACATCGATATCTTTTCCGGCATCTGCCTTCAAAGTATGAAGGAGTTTAATATATTGACTAGAATCCAATACATCACCTAATGTTACTATTTCATCTAATCTCATAATTATTTTCTCTGGCGACCAAGATCTCGTTTATCTTGTTCTTTGATAAGAATATGCCTCATACTTCTCTCTTCTTGAAGCATAGCAGTAAAAATCTGCCTTACTTCTTCGGTGGTTGCCTTTCTACCGAATATGCTCTTACCTAAATCTTTCATTCTGCCAAACATTCCTTTTTTAGGCTCATCGGCAATTTCTTCTGGTTCATCTTCTGGTTCATCTTCCAATTCATCACCATAATTCTGTTGTAAAAATGCAATTAATTCATCTTTAAGGCCATTCTTCTTAGCATATTCAGCTATCTTAATAATAGCAGGACTCGGTGGTTCATCTCTGGGTTTATCATCACCTTCAACATCGTATCCACCTAATATCTCATTGAATACACGATTTACATCATTCTCTTCAAATCCGAAATTCTCTAATATATCACCTATCTCTTGTGTATCACTCGGATAACCAGCTTCCTTCCATGCCTGACGAAGATCTTCAATACTAATACTTTCTTTTGACAGTTTAGCAGCATACTTGAATGCTTTCTTAACGTAATTCTTATCTATGTATTCTTCGGCTAAAACATCATCATTTAATGCTTTCCATAATGCCTTTCTTTGACTACGTGACATTCCGGTCTTGATAAGTTTCTTCAACTTTTCGATGTTTGCTTGCTTATTTGCCTGTGGTTTAGCTTGTTGTGGCTTCTCTTGTCCTTGTTGTGGCTCATCTCCAGCGCCCTGTGATTGTGATGCAAGTGTAGAAAATACATCTTCTACATTCTTTTCACTTAGATCCACAGGTTGATCAGTAAACTCCTCTTTAAGAGTACCTTTACGCTTCAATTGTTTCTGCATCTGTCCAAATGCTTGGCCGCCGGCGGATCTTGCATTTCTTTTTCTTATTGCATCAGGTGTCTGACTTACTTCACCAGCTTTCTTGCCGCCATGTGCAGCCTGTGGGCCTGGTAATGCCTTGGTATCCGGAGGAACATCTCGGTAATCAACATCAGTAACATCGTCTTTGTCCTGAGATTGGTCCTGTTGTGGTTCCTGTTGCAACTGTTGTTGCGGTTCCTGTTGTTCAGGTTCTGGTTGACTTCCTGAAAGAGCAGATTGAATAGCACTATAAATTGTTTCTTCATCGAAATCTGTTTTGGATTCCAAAAAATGAATCAAGTCATTTGTATTTGCTTTTCTTTTATATGTAAGCTTGCCCGAATTAGGATCAGATTTCGCTGCAACAATTTGATTATTCTTTAAAAATTGTATCCAGTCTTTCGTTAACTTACCTGCGGGGCTTTGACCGGGAGTTGAATGATCTGCCTGTGGTTTTTCTGCGGCTGGGCCGCCAATACCCAAAGGTTTATCTGCTTTAGGAGGGGCCGATGCTTGTTTATTCTGTGCAACAGGGTTATTTGACTGTGGAATCACCGCGGGCACGGCTTCGTGCAGGTGTGTCTTTCCTTTAAAGTCATTGAATCTCATTGTCACCCGTCTTTATGCGCTGCACCATTCGAGTGAAACGATTTGGGTCAGAACCACGTATGCTGGATACAAATCGTTTCTTCAGGGCTTCTGCTTCCTCTGGAGAGAATGATTCATCAATAGATTCGAGCAAATTTATAGCTGATACTATTATATGCTGTGCTCTGGCTTCAATTAGATCTTCCTTACTTTTTTGAGGTACATATGAACTAATTTCTTCTAGAATAGATCTGCTTCTGCGATTAATGGACAATTTTAGTCTCCAAATTACTTTCAACTATTTATCAGCTTTTATCTTTTCTTAAGAAAAGCTCGGAGACCTGCTGCACCTTCTAAAGGATTTACTTTTGTATCCATGCCTACAGTTGAAGTAATTTCTCCTGTCTTGGCATCAAGTTTTTCTCCCGATCTTACAACACTCTTTTTCTTTAGTTGCTCATATATGTTTTTCGATGATGCCGTAATCGCATTGTCGGCATCTTCTTCTAAATCTGCAATTCTTAAACTCTTATTATTAAATGATAAGTCGACCTTAGATCCTACACCAGAACTAGAACGTGTTTTCATGAACTGAATTTGATATCTACCACTTTCCTTCATTGCTGAACTAGTAAAAATACCAATTACATTATCTGCTGTATTAACTTTAGAAATACCACCAGCAATATGACTCGGATCAAATTCAATCTCTTCATATGAACCACGATTTAATTGCGAAGCTGATACTGTTACCATATCTAATTCAACTGCTAAATTGCGTAATTCTTCTGTTACATACTTGTCCTTAACGAACAAATTTTCTGCAGAAATCTTCTTGCTCAATGGAGACATAAGATCTAAATAGTCAACAAGAATTGCATCTACTTTCTTACCGGCATGAATCTCGTATTCCTTAATGAATGCACGAATATCATTGGTAGTGCAACCATTTGGCATTTGTTTAATACGTAATGAACCTTTGCTCTTCTGTTGTGATGCACGAATTTTCATATGCACATCATCAATGTTACGCATTACTTCTCGAGTTTCATAATTTGTGTGCATTGCATCAATTCTCATAGCACACAGCTTTTCACTTAACTCTAATGATAGATAAACTACATTTAAACCAGCCTGAGCCCAATTTACTGCAAGATTTTGCAAGAATAATGACTTACCTGCACCAGATTGTCCTGCAAAGATTGTAAGTTCACCTCTATTCAGCCCGCCAAATAGTTTATCATCAACGGTTTTCCAACCCGTGGATACTTGTCCCTTATTTTCCTTTAATGCTTCGAGTCTTGCCTTAGGATCAGCATAATAATCTAATCCTAAATCCTTGACTAGTGCAATTTCTACCGCTGCCTTAATATCGACCAATACTTCGCCATATCTACCTTGATCTAAT